GTCATGACGAGTCAGTGTGCTGTGCCTGCTGATGATTGCGCCATTAGGAAATCTGTCTTCGACAGCCCATCCACCGATCAAGGCAACCACGTAATATCTAGCCGGCAGTAGTGCGTCAAGCGGGTCACTCATAGCTACTCCGATAGTCTATTTAACGCGAGGGCTACTGCTTCGGCTTCTTCGCGGGTTGGGTGGGTTGAGTGTTTGGCGAACCATCCACCGCGGGAGTACCAATCCATTACGTTGTACCCAGCAAAATCACGGGTCACGTAGTACCTTTCAAATTTCTCTGGTTGTGTGTCGGGTTCCATCTAAGGAAACTCCAGTGGGTCTTTTGTGTAGTCACGAAACTCATACCCATCCAATGCTGCTATGGCTCTGCCGAATACCAGTGCTTTCTTGAGTGACTTGAAGTCCTTCAGGTGCTCCCATAACCCCTCGGGTTCAGTCTTGTACACACTGTAGAACTCGATTTCGTTTGGGTCATCGGTTTCATATACAACACCATCACACACAGCGCAGCCCCACACAGCTACACTGCCACTCATGACTGCTGTTCCTCGGACTCCACGATTTTGTATTGGAAACCGTATTTGAAAGTACGTATTGCTACCGCAACGTGCGCATCATCCAAGCTCTCGAATGAGCAAGGCCGTGCTATGGATGGTATCCACTCTCCAAGGTGAGGGTGTTTGTACCAGAGACTGTAGATTTTCATTCTTCACCCTCGTATGACTCCACGATTTTGTACTCGTAGCCGTATTCGAAGACTCGCTTGACCAGCTCAGTTTGTGCTTCTTCCAGGGTTGTGAATTTATATGGCTCTTGCCTGGAAGGTCCGAATTCGTGAATGACGTGAGTCTTGTACCACAGCCTGTAGGTTTTCACTTAGCACCTTTCCTTGCGGCTTCCTCAGCGTCCAGCTCCTTGAGCATTTCATCGTACTCGTCAGACTCATCGTCGCCTTCATGTTGAGATGCTTCCACAGGTTGTGACTGCTGCGCTGGTTTTGTGGTCTTGGGTTTTTGCGCCTTGTATTTGGCTTGCAACTCTGACAAGGGAATACCATCTATGCGTGCTTTACGCTCCAGCCATGGTTGTAGGTTTTCATGCGCGAAGCCTCGATGCTCCCAGTCAAGCCTCTCATACGGTCCTGAGTAGTATTCGATCCACTCGTCTATGGTATTGCCCCCATACAACTTCCGCTCTTTGCGCAACTCCATCTCATGAGCAAGCTTTTCCGATCTCTCAGATTTTTTACGCCCTGGTTTCTTGGGCTCGGGTTTTGGTGCAGATTTCTCTAGCTCACACTTCACATGTTTTATGAGTACATCCTTGCAATACTCTCCAAGTTTCTTGAAGTCAGCATCGGCCAGCTTCAACAGCTCACCATGCAGGTTGTCAGGTACAGAAATATGCAAAGTCTGCGGCATCACATCACTCCAATCCAAGGTGTACCAACATTAGTACAGCGTAAATTATACAACCAGATCGTACTAGGATCAACTGGAATAGAATTATATTAAACTGGAATGTACTAGAATAGACTCGCTGTTTTAATGGTTTTATGCTGAAATTGATTAAAAATCAGGCAATGTTTCAATTTTGGGGTGGTATTGTAGCAATTTGTGTATCAGCCAGGGTTGGAGCTGCTACAAAGCAAAATCCTCTGGAAGCCCCTATTCATGCGGGTTTCAGGGCTATGACACTGACATTGTTTCAATGTTTCAGTTTTTTTGAGAGTGGAGCCAGCCAAAGATAAAAGAATTGAAATGCATTGGATATGCAATTACAAAAAATAAAAAACATAGAGTGACACTCTTTCTACTGAAACATTGCAACATTGCAACAATACAAGCTGGAGAACCGCATGGATACTGGATTCTTGGTTTGTAGCAAAGAACAATGTCATAGTTTAAAATTGAAACATTGCTACAAAGCCCTATTCATGCGGGTTTCGGAGACCCCCTCTGGAGCATATTTTTTGGTATTGGAATACCTAGACCAATACCATACACCAATATACACAAACATTTTTATGACACAAGGGATTGTGATTAGTTAAGTAAATCAAGAACTTAGTATTTTCGTGAAATTTAGGTGCGTGTAAGTACTTGATTGCAAAGGTGCTCAACATGCGAGCATCATAACTTCACAGATGTGAAGAAGTTAGTGGTTACTAACCCAGACCTGCAAGGGTCGCTAATCCTTGCAGAGTTTCGTGCGGCGCTCGTCAGTGGGTCTTATGCCGCTTTGTGTGCCTCTTCGTACTTCGTCACTGCAATTCTGACATCGGCTAGTAAATCCTTGTGGATTACCTGTTTGATATTGTTGGTGGCATTCACCTCTTTCTCAGCACGTTTGAGCATGGCCTGTACGACTTCCAACACATCAAAGACAGAGGAGATATTTTGTGGTTTGGTAGCACGTTCCCACCAAGCCTGTCCAAGCAGAAACAGACCGTCAAAGTCTCCTTCGAAAGATTTGTTGTAACGGAACTTCACGTCCTTCTTTTGCCATATGGCCGGCGAATATGTCTCAGCCCAAGTTATGATGGCTTTCATGTCGGCGCCGTGAAGCACTGATGTAAGTCGGGTGAACCCATCCACGTTATTGTGAACGAATGCCTGCTTGGCACAAGCCACAAGCACGATCTGAACGTCATCACGCCATGAGATATGTTTCTTACCCAAAGCATCGATTTTCTTGTTCAGGGTTTTGGAATCGAGATCGAATTGTGATTTTTGTGTTGCCATGGTTTTATGCTCCTAGTGAGTGAAATTAGTTTGACTATGGAGTCTCTTTGAAACCCCATAGAGAAACCGCTAAGGGTCGCTAATCCTTAGCGTCGTGGCAGGTCGCTAAGCTGCCAAGTCCCGAATGCTTAAGGCATTCAATCTACTAGGCCGCTGCTCTAGTTCAGTCTTTCGTCCGGCACAGTGAAGTATCCGGCTCCAGTTAGGCCCATTAGCGCACCCGTAAACAACTGGCAGTGGTAGGGTCCTAAGCCCCTTTAATGGTGGTATCTGTGATCCGTACTGAGCAAAGCATAATGCTATGCTGTTCTGGCAGTCCTTCCCAATCCAACTGGTCCTACTTCACGTTATCGCACCACCTTGGTGCTCGCGTCGGGAAGGCACATACCCGTCCTACACTCTAGTTTTTCTGTCGCCTATCTGACCTAGACCCCCCACCCAGGGACCAAGGCCCGCGACCCCCCGCCCCCGTCCTACGTAGTTGACACATAAAAATTTCCAAATTTTCACACTACTGTAAACAAGACAACACAATACACATATAAACGCTATTGACACAACAACTTACACATGTAATACTCACAACACACAATACAGGAAACAGTACAAGGTCACAATTGCCCACCCCAATACGGCCTGCTGGCATCCGAATCCTGTTGCTGGACATCGAAACATCCCCAAACATCGTGTATTCGTGGGGGATATTCAACCAAAACATATCGATAGACCAGGTAATTGAGCCGACAAAAGTGCTCTGTTGGGCTGCCAAGTGGGTCGGAGACAGGACGGTGCATTTCGCGTCGCTAAAACAGAGAAAACCGCTGCAGATGGTGGCGAAAATACACAAATTGCTCGATGAGGCTGACGTTGTCGTGCACTACAACGGCAGAAGTTTTGACATAAAACATCTCAACAGAGAGTTCCTGGAGTACGGATTCGCTCCCCCAAGCCCTTACAAGCAAGTGGATTTGCTGCAAACGGCCAGACAGAACTTCAAATTCCTCAGTAACAAACTCCAGTACGTGCTGAAACGTTTGGAGTTGGGCTCAAAAGCGGAAACAGGGGGCTTCAAGACGTGGGTCGGGTGTCTGAAAGGGGTTGCAGCTGACTGGGACCGCATGCGCAAGTACAACGTGGCAGACGTGGTGGAGCTGGAGAAGGTTTACTGGAAGTTCCTACCGTGGATCAAGAATCATCCGAACAGGGCGTACTACGAGGCGAACAAAGAGCAGTGCCCTCACTGTGGTTCTGAGGAGTTCCAAGAGCGCGGCTACTACCGCGGGCAGGCATACACCTACAAAAAGTATTCGTGCTCCAACAAGGGCTGCAGGAAGTGGTTCCGCGGCACAAAAAGCGAAGGTGGCCGGCAGGCCAAGTACACAGGGGTCAACTGATGGGAATTTTGGAGCTTTTAGGGGCAACGGTACTGTGCAACTTGGCGGCGATATTCACAGCTTGGGTGGTGCAGCCCTGATGGTGCAAATCAGCGAATACATGATGCATGACGTAATTCTCGGACTGTTAGGACTTTCGGTCCTGGCGGCGATCGTGGCCATGGGTGTCACCTGGACGTACTCGCAGTTCTTCGAGGTCATTGAGCGGGACGACGAGTGACCCCGTTGAAAACCATAGCGCACCTACCGGTAGGTCTCTATGACGAGATCGCGATCGGTAAGGATGAGTTTTTTGTCGTGTTTTCGAGGTATGGGTACGACGAGGCTTTCGCGACTCAGTGCCGGGAAGACAAGCGGTTTCAGATACTCGTCAACGAACGCCGGTCCGAGCTCGAAAAAACCGGGCAGTTGCACGTCCACAGAGCCCAGGCAGTGGCAGACATGGCGCTCACAGAGCTTGCCGGGCGTATAGGAGACCCCCTAACCACAACACCTGTGCTGCTCAGCATCTATCAAACCGCGGCGAAATTAGGCCGTCTGGAGCCCCAAAACAACGCAGCGGTGGCCACAGGCCCAGGGTTCAGCATAAGCATCCACCTAGATGGTAAGCCCACGGAAAAAGTCGTAGAGGCCCAAGTCATCGAGCACGACGATCTCGGAGAGCCCCCGGCTTACCTGAGCAATTTGAATCGCGAACTGGAGTACAAGGAGTGAAAGAACTCTCGTTGACTCCGTACCCAGGAAAGGTGTTCGTGTTCAATAAACTCAAAGAGCTGAGGAAAAAATACAAGCAGCTGTGCGGAGTCAAGTATCCATATCACGACCACAAGCTCACCAGTGGTAGGTACATCTACATAGAGGGCAATGAAGGCCAGGTGTGGTTCTTGGTTTACGGCAATAGAGCATCCACACTAGCACACGAGTTTGTGCATTGCCTGCTGAAGCTGTTTGAGATCGTCGACATAGACCCCAGAGACAGCAAGGGGGAGCCTTTGTGCTACATGCTATCCCGGCTGATGCGGCAAGCCCTGGATGAAGAGGCGATGAACGAGTAATGCACATCGACTATACACCCCCTCCGACCGTCGGTAAGTTCTTGAAATCCAGTGCTTTTGCGAAGATTATCATGGGCCCGGTGGGGTCCGGAAAAACCACCGGTTTGCTGTTCGACATCCCCAAAATGGCCAGGGAGCAGAGAAAAAGCCCTGACGGAATTCGTCGGTTCCGGGCAGTAATAGTCCGCAACACGTATGCGCAGCTGCAGGACACATCCATCAAGTCGTGGTTCACCTGGTTCCCTGAAGGCACAGCCGGGGACTACGCTCGCACGAACAAGGTCTTCACGATGCGCTTTGACGACGTGGAGTGCGAAGTCTGGTTCAGACCCTTGGATACCGCGGAAGACGTGAAAAAACTGCTATCGGTAGAGGCGTCGGTCATTTGTTTTGACGAGGCCAGGGAGATAAACCCGGATATCTGGGAAGCTGCATCTGGGCGGGTAGGGCGGTACCCAAGCAAGAAGGATGGGGGGCCGTACAAGGAAGACGGTACTCCGAATTTTGGGCTGCGAGCGTCAACGAACCCCCCTGACGGAGACACATACTGGTCGGAACTCATCGAAAATCCCCCAGGAAACACCGAAGTGTTTGTCCAGCCATCTGCTTTGTCTCCTGAAGCGGAGAACCTGGAGAACCTGCCGGACAATTACTACGAAAACCTGTGCCAAGGCAAGTCCGAAGACTGGATCGACGTGTATGTGCGGTCAAAAATGGGCAAATCCCTGGCAGGGCAGCCCGTTTTCAAGGCTTTTGATAAAGAGGTGCATGTAGCGAAGGAGGAATTGAAGCCTTCCGCACTGAACGGGACACTGTTTGTAGGAATTGACAACGGCCTTTCCCCGGCTGCAGTGCTGGGACAGGTGGATTATGGTGGCCGGGTGCTTGCGTATGACTCGATTTCAGCAGATGGCCTGGGAGCATTGAGGTTTTGCAGGGAGAAATTGAAGCCTTTGCTCGCGAAGAAGTACCCAGGATTTAAAGTTTTGCTCGTAGCCGACCCTGCCTGTATGCAGAGGGCCCAAACTGACGAGAAAACGATCGTTGACATCTATAAAAGCGAAGGATTTCAAGTAGTTGTAGCAAAAACCAACGCGCTCGCTGCAAGAATTGCCTCCGTGGATTACTACTTGACAAGAACAGTGGAGGGTAAAAGTTCCATTTTGCTGTGTCCAGTGGGATGCAAACCTCTGATCCAGGCACTCCGGGGAAAGTACAGATACCGGACCAATACCAAGGGCGAAACAGATACCACCCCTGAAAAGTCACATCCATTCAGCGATCTTGCTGACGGACTTCAATATCTTTGCCTCCACGCCAACGGTGGCGCCGTGTTCGGGGCACAAGTCGGAACAATACAAAAAAGAGAAGTAAAGCCAGTAAAATACGCTTGGTAACAGTGGTTGATTACAAGACAGATTTATGGTATAAAGCCACATTACCATAAGGCGTAAAACATGCTGGGAATACAGGGAGCGTCACAAGACGAATTACCAAGTCTGATTGCTCAGCCGCAAGGACCAGTTTCGGTTGGCGGGATCATGAGCATAAGGTCGGCCAAGCAAATGCTGGCAGACGAGCGTGAATCTGCTCAAAAGGCTCAGGACGAGCCTGTTCTCCGCGGTATAGCCGGCCACATAAAAAAGTGCTGGACAGCAGCACGAGTCGCAAAAGAGTCTACCGTAGAGCCCCGCATGCACCGGAATATCCGGGCTAGGCGCAATGAGTACGATCCTGAGCTGTTGTCGGTAATCAGGCAGCAGGGCGGCTCTGAAATATACATGGGTATTACGTCAACCAAGGCGAGGGCTGCAGCAAGCTGGCTGCGCGATGTTTTGATGGGGTCGGACTCAGATAAACCTTGGGTGATATCCCCAACACCAATCCCGGATTTAAACCCAGACATCCTTGATGGACTGGTCGCCCAGTCGCAGCAGCTGATTGCGGAGTTTATGCAGGAGAACGGCGGGCAGCACCCGGATGACAGCCAGGTTTTGAAGATGATGGCTGAAATGAAGAGCGAGGCGCTTGCAGAGCTCCGGGCCCAGGCCCAGGTTTCCGCCGACATGATGAGTGACCGAATTCAAGACCAGCTCATTGAAGGTGGCTGGATGGAAGCGATTTCAGACTTCATTGACGATTTAACTACCTTCCCATCAGCGATTCTCAAGGGCCCGGTTGTCAGGCGCAAGCCCAAGCTCACATGGGTGAAGGGTCCGTCCGGATGGGGTGTTGAGGTCAAGGATGACTTTGTCAAGGAAGTCGAGCGAGTTGATCCATTTGACATATACCCGGCGCCTAATGCATCTGGGGTTGAGGATGGCTTCATCATTGAGCGGCACCGTATGTCTCGGGCTGACCTTGATCAGCTGGTCGGGGTTGAAGGATACGACGATCAATCCATACGCGCAGTGCTGTCGGAATACGGGAAGAACGGTCTCCGGATGTGGCTGTGGAACGACACAGAACAAGCCCTTGCAGAAGGGAAGCATGTCACCGGTTTGACGAATGCACCTGATCCGGAAATCGATGCGTTGCAGTTTTGGGGTTCGGTATCCGGAGAGTCATTGCTTGAATGGGGAATGACCGACAAGGAAATCACAGACCCTACGAAAGAATACAACGTCGAAGCCTGGCTGATAGGCGAGTGGGTGATTAAAGCCACTCTGAACTATGACCCTCTCGGACGCAAACCATATCTGAAAGCTTCCTGGGAAACAGTGCCCGGGGCCTTCTGGGGCAACTCCGTTGCCGACCTGGTGCGGGATGCCGCAATGATGTGCAATTCGTCTGCCCGGGCCTTGGCGAACAATATGGGGATAGCTTCAGGACCGCAGGTGGGTGTGAATGTCGAGCGCCTGGCTGACGGTGAGGATATCACTCAGATGGTGCCGTGGCGCATCTGGCAGTTTAAAAATAACCAGTACGGCGGCTCGGACGCACCTATAAACTTCTTTCAACCATCGTCGCAAGCAGCTGAATTAATGGCTGTTTATGAGAAGTTTGCCGCCCTGGCCGACGAAACAAGTGGCATACCCAAATATATCACTGGCGACAGTGCACCTGGAGGGGCAGGGCGTACGGCATCGGGTTTGAGCATGATGCTGCAATCAGCCGGTAAGTCCATCAAGCAGGTCATTTCCACGATCGATGTGCAGATCATAGAACCGCTTTTGCAGCGTTGGTATGCACACAACATGCTGTACAGCGACGACCCTACGCTCAAGGGGGACGTGCAGATAAACGCCAAGGGCGTGCTGTCCCTGATCAACCACGAAACCGCGATAGTACGTCGCAACGAGTTCCTGCAGCTGACCCTCAACTCACCGATCGTGCAGCAAGTGGTTGGCCTGGAGGGTGTGGCCGATCTCCTGCGCGAAATGGCGAAGGGGCTTGACATGGATTCGGCAAGGTTAGTGCCGCCGATCGAGCAGCTGCGTAAAAGATGGGCTGAAGAAGCCGGTGCCCAGGCGCAAATGGCTCAGGTGCAGCAAGGGATACCCCCAGGGCAGCAGCCACAGGGCCCGGGAAGCACGGAAATGAACCAGCAAACCCTCCACGACGGGGCCCCCGTAACAGATAACTTTCAGCAACAACCACAAGGATAGCAATGGACA